ATGTATCAAGAAGTCTTTGTGTAACATGTGACCATTCCCGAACAATTAATACAGGCAATCCTTCAAATAAAGGATCCAAAGGTGATGTTTTGACTATTGGAATACATCCAAGAATCAAAGCTTCCCATGTACGATGACAATCTAATCCGTTTCCATGTGGAGAAATTACATATTTAAAATTCAACATATTTCTCCAACATACCATTCGTGTAGTTTTTCGTGGTTCATAAAAAACTAAATGATGAGGAACTTGTTGAATTGCAAGTTGTCTATCTCCTGCATAACGAGTATTCATCAAAAATTGGAAATTTGCGTAACACTTTGATATTTTTGGAACATTCAACGTTTTTAGAGTCAAAATATCTTGCATTTGTGATTCAGGAGATTGTTGTGGACCCCATGAATATGGTCCTCTTGCCAATGTATGGAAATCCAAACCAATAGGTAATTGATGTAGCTTTTCTGAAGGTCGGACACAATTTTGTGCGTACCATTTGAGGATCAAAGGATGTTCTAATACAGTTTGAGCTTGAGGAATATCATCAGGGACAGTCATATCCGAATCTCCAGAAAGCAATACAATTTTAAATTGTAATTGAGGCAAATAATATTGAACAAAGTTAGATATGGCAGTTGGATGAACATATACAGTTTCACCATCTTTTTGAGGAAATGGAGGTAAACGTTGAGATTCAGATTCAGGGTTCTGAATATGTTGATCACATCCGGACAAAAAAGATCTAGATGCTATCATTTACTTATTGTAGTTAAAATTAAGTAAATGCTTTTAATTAAGTTTCCTTCTAGATCCAGATATCAACGTTTACTAAAAACATTTAAAAAATATATTTCTCTTGCAAAAAAACCCGAACAAATAAAAGTTATTTTTTCGTTTGATTCTGATGATACTATTCCTGAAAATATTTCTGAAGAATTATCCAGTATTCATTCTGCAATTCAAATTTGTGTTGGTGAACCTCTAGGAAAAATTGGTGCTGTAAATCGCGATATGGAACATGCTGGTGAATATGATATTCTACTTCTTGCTTCAGATGATATGATTCCTGAATATCCTGGATATGATGAATTAATTCGTGAAAAAATGTTTGAACATTTTCCTGATACAGATGGTGTTTTATGGTTCAATGATGGATTTCAAAAGCACCATTTGAATACTTTGTGTATTATGGGTCGTAAATATTATCAACGATTTGGATACATTTATCATCCTGCATACAAATCTCTTTGGTGTGATAATGAATTCACAGAAGTTGCTGCTTCCTTAAATAAACAAATTTATTTTGATACAGTAATTATTCGACATGTTCATCCTGTAATAACTCGAGTTGGACATGATTTATTGTATGAAGAAAATGATAAATATTTCCAAGAAGATCGTGAAACGTATTTGAACAGAAAACTTGCAAGAGTTTAATACGATGATATAATAAATGAACCAATATCTAGTCGAATTTATGGGAACATTAGTTCTTTGTTATGCTATTTTATTTACACATGAAAACCCTATCATTGTAGGTCTAGCACATACTGCTTTGTTATACATTGCAAGTGCATTTGAATTAGAAAATCACTTTACTCCACTGAGTGTAATTGTTGAATTAATGTTAGGACGATTATCTATCATTGATTCATTGCAATTGTTTGGATTACAGCTGGTAGCAGTATTATGTATAGTTTTTGTGTATAAACAACGGTTTATTTTATAAATTTAATAAAGAAATCGAATCATGCACAATTGCCACCCAATATGCATCTTTCAATGTCCAATTGAATCCCCAAACTAGACTTACAAAAATAACCATTGAACGCAGAAAAATTATTAAAATTGGATTCATTTACATATTGTCTTGAAATAAATAAATAATGTGGAAGACCATTGTAGACTTTCACTATGAAATAAATGAATATGGCGAAATAAGAAATAGTAAAACAGCTTATCTTTTGAAACCAGGAAAAGATAAGGATGGTTATTTGCAAATAGGATTAAGAAAGGCAGGAAATCGGAAAAAATATTGGTTCAAGATACATAAATTAGTTGCTCTACATTTTTTGGACATCGAAGATAAGCATGTTGATCACATAGATCGAAATAAAGTCAATAATCATTTTACAAATTTAAGATGGGTTACACCTCAAGAAAATAACGATAATCGTAAACAAACATGTTGGACAACAAATTTGTTAAAAGAATTGTATATAACAAAATATCCAAATGGATTTATGGTTAGAATTAATCGTCACGATCTAAAACATAGATCATGGCATAGATGTTTGGAAAAGGCATTGATAAAACGAGACGCCCTCGTAGAAAGCATGCTAAAAAAAAATATTGCATAGAAGTATAACAACATGGGTGGTAAATAAAACTGCTACCAAGAGTAGTGTCTAAATACACTGCTAGTCCGATGATATTCAGGGCAACACCGTCAAATTGCGGGAAACTCCTGTTAAGTTACAACTACCGTCCTATCCTCGAAAGAGCATATACGGACACCCCAGGGAAACTTGGTGGGTATGGTAATAATGTTGTAAATAGGGAAAATCCGCAGCCAAGTCCTAACGTTGAACCTTCAGGTGAAACTACGGATGCAGTTCAGAGACTAAATGTCGGTGGGCGAAAGCTTAAAATATAGTCCGTCCGCTTCGAAAGAAGATTATTGAGAGGAATTTTAGTATGTTATCATCCATTCTAAAAGGAGAGCTCAATAGAGGAGTAGAGGCAACTCTACTCCTTGGATTAATGGGTTTAATGCAACTTGTATCTTATGGTGCACAAGACATTTACATTTCTGGTAATCCCCAGATTACTTTTTGGAAAATTTTATACAAACGTCACACCAACTTTGCCATGGAATCTATTGAAGTAACTTTTAACGGCCAAGCTGATTTTGGTAAACGTGTAACTGCAGTAATTAACCGTAACGCTGATTTAATGTACAAGACTTACCTTGCAGTAGTACTTCCTCAAGTTACTGTAGATACCACTGCAGGTGGCCCTGGTATTGCTTCTGCTGGTACTAAATTATCCGCTTTCCGCTGGGTAAATTACATTGGTCACAGATTAATCAAACAAGTAGAACTTGAAATTGGTGGTCAACGTATTGATCGTCAATATGGTGATTGGATGCAAATCTGGACTCAGCTTTCTACGGAAGCTGGTGTAGTAAAGTCTTTAGATTCTCTTCTTGGTAACACCCATGACCTTGTTTTACTCAAACAAGCTGGTTCTACTGCCCTTGATGGAACTTGCTCTGGATCTGAAAATACCATGTCTTGTATTTCCCGTGCAGGTACCCCAATGAAGACCTTATACATTCCTCTTCAATTTTGGTTCTGCCGTAACCCTGGTCTTGCTATCCCTTTAATTGCTCTTCAATACCACGAAGTACGCGTTAACGTAGATTTCGAAATCTGGGAAAACTGCGTATATGGTGAAACTACTGACGGTAACGCAGAACGCCCTGATGCACTTTCTTTAGCTGCTGCTTCTTTATACATTGATTATGTATACCTTGATACGGAAGAACGTCGTAGATTTGCTCAACAATCTCACGAATACCTCATTGAACAAGTACAATACACTGGTGCTGAATCTATTACTTCTTCTTCTAACAAGATTCAGTTGAACTTTAACCACCCTGTAAAGGAACTTCAATGGGTAGTACAACGCGATTCTTTCGTAGATTGCTCCTTCCAAGATTGGATTGCCACTGTAGGCGGTCAACAACCCTTTAACTACTCCGATGACTTCTCCACGGAAGGTATCATCATGTCTCTCTTAGCCAGTGGTAACAACGTAACCACTCCTGCAGCAACCATGGTTCTTGGTCAATCTGGAACTCAAGGTGCAAGTGGATTAGTTGCAACTGGTACTGGAAACAGTATCTTACCTGGTCAAGTCAGTGGTGCTGGTGGTTCTGGACAAACCTCTAATTTTGACGTTGGTGTCAACTATTTACTTGCCAAAGTAATTTTAGATTCTGGTATCCGTTGCGAAGGCAAGAACCCTGTAGAAGTTGCCAAACTTCAGCTCAACGGACAAGACCGTTTTACGGAACGCGAAGGTTCCTATTTCGATCGTGTACAACCTTACCAACACCACACTCGTACCCCTTCTACTGGTATCAACGTATACTCTTTTGCTCTCCGCCCTGAAGAACACCAACCTTCTGGCTCTTGCAACTTTTCTCGTATCGACAAAGCCACTCTTCAACTCTCTGTATCCTTAAATACCGTAATTGGTTCTCGTACTGCCCAAGTACGCGTATACGCACTCAACTACAACGTACTCCGTGTAATGTCCGGAATGGGCGGTTTAGCTTATTCAAACTAGTAAGCCACCCAGTATTTTCCATGTTTTTAGTATACACATTAAAGTGAAAGAATTAACAAAATTATAAAAAATTTATTCAGATGTTAAAAAAGATTTGACTAAATTTATTTAGATCCATTTGTAAATAAATTTTTCAGATTTATCTTTATTACCAAAATTTGGTATTAATTCTACGTAAGCTATTGTTTTTACTTGTGGTTTCTTAAATAAACTAAATTTTCTTTCTAAATAAGTTGGAAAAATAGCTAGACCTGGATATTTATCATGATACGATTCAGTATAATTACGAGTTTCAGATAAATGATTATGAATTATTTGTATTGAATATGATGGATTAGATACAGAAAGTCCAGATCTGTACAAACATAATGAAAATCGATTCTCACAACCCGGAACACCCATCAGAATATCTGAGCATTGAATAGGATTTATGGGTTTATAAATTACCCATGCATCTTGAGTTACTGCTGCATCTCCTGGTTCATAAAATCCTAATTCCCATTGATGTAAAGGTAAAGTATGATCATTGATTAATTGATATCTTGTTAAACAATATGCAGAATTTGGCGGAATTTTTTGAATTAAACGTGTACTTTTATAGTCTAAAACAATATCAGAATTTATAAGAATATTGATCCCATTAAAATCAAATAAGTCAACAAATGTTTGATACGATGGTCTTTCGGAAATAGGTATGCATTTGAGTTTAGGGTGTTCATATATAAATGGTATTTCGCATAATAAATTTAATTTTGTGATTGAAGAATTCTCTAAATTTAATTCAATAGATCTCAAAACTTCTTTTTCATGTTCTGCATCAATTTTATACCATGATGTCCATAAATTCATTTATTTATATGTGAACTATTAATCTAAAACCAAAAACGAATATTTTTTCTTACAAAATCTTATTTAAAAAGATGAATAAAATCTATGTGATACTGTTCATCAGTTTACTGTTAACTATAATTCAAGAGTTCCAGCAATTATTTAGAGTGATGAAATCATTCCTTCTAAATAGTTTTGTTATTCTATGCTGCGTAGGCTTTGTTGTCTACACTGAAGAATTCTTTGAATTTCTTGACATGTAAATTTTTGTGCGTTAAATATAAATGTCATCCGTGCGCGAACTTAATATTACAGTTTACCTTAGTACAAATAAGTTTGGTCCTTATAAGGTAAACAAAAGTGATACTATGTTAAGTTTAAAAAAAAAAGTGGCAGCCGATACAGGATTTGATACTCAACAGATTACGTTTAATGGTTCATTCGCAGACAATGATAAAACATTTGATGATCTTGGTCTTTATGCAGATACAAAGATTTATGGAAAGGTGAAAATAGGTGAAGGAGGAAGACGTAGAACAAGAAAATCTAGACGTAAAACAAGAAAATCTAGACGTCGTAAATATTAACTTACACAATATAGAGTTACAAAAACAAAATGCTCGCAGTTGAAGCAAAAACTGTTCAAACTGGAGCTATTCGTACTTTAGTTGAAGCATTGAGATCGATTCTTGTTGAAATGTCTTTATTGTTTGATAAAGATGGAATTCGTATGATTGCTATGGATAATACTCGTACAGTTCTAGTTCATTTAAGATTA